TGGCGTTGTCCAAGATGCTAACGGCAACTGGGTAGAGAACTACGTTGCCCGTGACATGTTCCAAGACACCACAGAGGATGGCGTTACGACAACCAAGGCAGAGCATGAGGCGGCGTATCAGGCTTCCCTAGACGCCAAAGTCGCTGAAGCCAACCGCAAGAAGCGTGACGACCTGTTGTCATCTAGCGACTGGACCCAGATGAACGACAGTCCACTCACGAATGAACTCAAGACGGCTTGGGCAACCTACCGTCAAGAGTTGCGTGATGTCACCGATCTGGACGCATGGCCTTCCCTAGAAGACGCCGATTGGCCTGTAGCACCATAAGGGGTAGCACATGTCAGACCAAAAGCACGACAGTTGGCACCTGTCTAAGTCCGTGCCAATTACGCTAATCTTTGGTCTCCTCGTTCAAGCGGGGGCCATAGTATGGACCGTCAGTATGATGATGGCAGACATTGAGTCAAACATGCGTGACATCATGGTCCTAGAGATAACCGTCAGTGAACTTGAAGATGTCGTACAGTCACAGCAAGTCTCACTCGCGCGCATCGACGAAAACATCAAGGCGATCCGAGACGCTGTCGAGTACATGATGGACCGCCAAAGAGAAGAACACACACAACAATAGTTTCGGAACCTAAGGAGAGCTTAGGAGACGAACCAATGCTACTTGAACTTGCCGCTTTTAACGCTGGCTTTGCTACCGTAAAGGCCACCATTAGCGCTGGGCGTGACATTGCATCAGCTGCGGCGGCAATAGGTAAAATGGTGGACAACAAGGACGCCATGCAGCAACGCCTGTCCAAAAAGAAGAACTCAGTGTTCAACGCTCGAATGGAGTCAGACCTCGAAGAGTTTATGGCCTTGGAGAAGATGAAGGAAGCTGAGGCCGAGCTAAAGCAAATGATGATTTACATGGGTAGGCCAGGTTTGCACGGCGACTTTCTCAAGTTCTGTGCTGATGCACGTAAGAGGCGCAAAGAGGCAGAACGACAAGCACAGAAAGAACGTGAAGAGATGCTGGAGAACATAGCGACAGCTGGCGGCATCTTCTTGGGTGTCATCCTGTGCGTCGGTGCCCTCGCTGGTTTGATCTATTGGTATAAAGGATAACTCAGATATGAACGAGATGATCCCCGACAAAGCAGCCTACCAGCGTAACAAACGACGGATGGCCTGGACTGCGCTGGGTATGATGATTGTGTCTACCGTCGCAGTGCTTATAGATCCCGCCAGGATGGCTGAGGCCGACGCTGTACTCATGATGATGTATGGATCCCTCAGTGCCCTAGTCGGAGCCTACTTTGGTTTCTCTACAGCCCAGGTCACTAAGTCATCAGCTGTGGCAACGCGGAAGGATGACTATTAGGGCCATAGTCCTGGTCGTCCTGAGTTTCACCCTTGCATCCTGTTCTAGCATCCCTGGCTGGCTCATGCCCGGCGGTGGTGGTCCATCTGTGACCGCTGTCGGCACTCAGTTAGCTAAGGAAGCCAACCAGCAAGTGGTGAACGACCAGTCGAACATAAGAACAGAAGACGGCGACATCGAGGTCACTGAGATCGAAGACACAGTGCAAACCCGAGACGTCGAAAGCATCAACATCAAGAACACTGACATACCACCCTGGGTCATCATTGCGCTGATCCTCGGTTGGCTACTGCCTTCACCTGGTGAGATGGGCAGGGGCCTCATGTCAGTACTCTCAAGTCTGCGAAGGAGACCCAATGAGACCAGTTAACGAGATCATTATCCACTGCACAGCCACACGCCCGGGCTGGTGGAAAGACAAGACAGCTGCCGAGAAGACAGCGGAACTACGACGGTGGCACGTTGAAGATCGTAACTGGAGCGACATAGGCTACCATTACACCATCGACAGAGACGGTGAGATCACCAAAGGTAGATCTATGGAACGCAACGGCGCCCACACTAAGGGACGCAACAAGAACACCTGCGGTATCGCTTTGTTTGGTGGCTTTGGCTCTACATCCAATGACCGCTTCAGTGAGAACTTCACGCCTGAGCAGATGGCGTCACTCCAGCAATTGATCGCGGATCTCATGAACACCTACCCGATCACTAAGGTCTCGGGGCACAACCAGTATGCACCAAAGGCATGTCCTGGGTTCAACGTCTCGAACTACTTCAAGTAATTCCCCTCAGCAGAAAGGAAGGTGATCCTATGTCTATCGTGGCTGGATTTCCTGTGTCGATCCCTGAATTGATCACAATAGGAATGCTGGCTGTCGTCATCTATAAACTTAGGT